CAAAAGACCTCGTGGGGTAGGTTGTTGCCCCCTTTCCCGTCAGGGTGGATGATCCTGAGGGTGCGAAACCAAAACCGGTAACTTGGATCTTCTGTGGTCAGGTGCCTGATCGCGTCTTGGAATTCCGCATTGATCTGCTGTTTCCGTTTTTCGGTGATTGGGTCTGCAAATAAAGTGTGTTGTTCAGCCATAGTCATCACCTCAACCTGATCACTTGAAACCCTGCATCGGTCACCACCCAGTCCAGCTCTGCCAGCGTGTCGTTGGCGGTTTGGGCGGCGATGGGTAGCAGGTCGTACAGGTGGCAGCGGTGGTTGTGGCGGATGTCTTGCTGCCATTTCTCGTTGCCATCGGTGGCGAACACGCGGATGAGCCATTTGCTGGGCCCGAGTCCGCGTGCACGCGGATGGATATGCGGTTCGTCGTTGTGGACGGAGTAGGTGGCCACGATCATGGGTGCCTCCCGTGTACTTGGGTGAGCTGCTTGTTAACGGCGCGGCCACGGCGGAAGACGGCTTTGGCCAGGCGCTGCCGGTCGTGTTCGCTGTGGCTGGCTTGGCGGAATTGGCCGAAGTAGCTGTTGGCAGTGGCGGTTACCTGGTGGGCGGGTACGCTTGCGATGCGCTGGCAGGCGTGACGGACTGCCCGCCGGCGGACGGTACGGCACCAGGGTTTGATGACCTGGCCGGCGAAATCGACGCCACGGTCTATGGGCTGCAGCACGGTTTTCTTGGGGTTGAGCTGGGCGCTCAGGTGCTGGGGTAGCCAAGCGTCAATTTGCTGGTGCGCATGGGCCAGCCAGTCGCGATCGCGGTGGAGCAGAATGAAGTCGTCCACGTAGCGGATGTAGTGCCGGGCCCGGAGTTTGTGTTTGATGTGCTGGTCCAGGGCGTTGAGGTAGACGTTGGCAAAGAACTGGCTGCTGAGGTTGCCGATGGGCAGGCCCAAGTGCGGCGGGTGGTTGGTGAGCCGCTTGTGGGGTGGCACCTGGTCGAGCAGGGTTCTGTCGCCCCGGATTTCGTGGTTTTGCCGTGGGTCGTGAAACAGGATCTGGGTGGCGAGTTCCTGCCACCAGGGTTCCGGTATGTGCTTCACCAGCTGCTGGTGAAGTATCCGCTTGTCGATGCTGACGAAGAAGTTGGCGAGATCGCATTTCAGATACCAGGCGCGGTGCTGCCAGTTTTCGGTGATGCTGCGGATTTTTCTTTCCAGGCGGCGGGCGCCGTAGTGGGTGCCCCGCCCAGGTATGCAGGCGCAGCTATCGGCGATGAACCGGGCGTGGAAGCGGGGTGCGATGTGGTTGTACAGCAGGTGGTGCACAATCCGGTCGCGGAATTGGGCGGCCCATACTTCCCGTGGCTTCGGATGGGTGGCGACGAAGCAAATGGAAAGGCCGGGCCGGTAGGTGCCTTCGCGCAGTTCCTGATCAAGCTGGTGGAGGTTGCGTTCCAGGTTGATCTCGAAGGCGAGGGCGCTGTTGCTGGTGCGTTTGGATTTTCGGCAGTCGAAATAGGCTTGCACCAGGTCTTCAAATAAAAAATCAGCATGGCTTTCAAGGCCGGCGAATAGATCTGCGGACGGCGCGAGCGCGGAACGCGTTGTTCTTGTGGTCGTTGTTCTGGTCGCCATCTTCAAAGTCCTGTCTCCAGGCGTTGTTGGCTGAGTACTGCGCCGTGTCGTGCTATCAACGTCGCCTCACCGAAGGCGTGGCCGATCAGTGGGGTAACTGCGCGGGACCTGTGCTGGCGTGCCAGCGTGGTTTCCCGGGTGCGCGTGGCGGTGGCCTTGTTGGGGCCAGCGGCACGACCAGATTCAATTAAGCGCACGGGTATGATCGCCATGACGGTCATACAGCAGGCGCCGCTGCGGCGTGTCGTTTCCATCCCGTTGCTTGGCGGCCTATGCCATCGGTGATCTCAATGGCTCGGGCGTACTGCTTGGTGGAGATGAAGCGCTTGTCTTTCGACAGGCGCAGTAACAACTCGACCACTTGCAGTCGCTCCAGCAGATCCTCGATGTGCGGGGTTTTGTTGCGTACGACGTTGGCCCTGAAGATCAGAACCAATATCTCCACGCATTCCTCCCGCACCTTCTCGCCGATGAGCCGCTTGAAATCACGCGGGATGTTCCGGGTGATGTCGGTGGTCGCGGAGAGCAGGTCATAGGCCAGCTTGTAAATCGGCAACTGGTGATGAAGTGCCATGCTGAAAAACTCGCGAAGCGCGCTGTGCGCGCTGTTAATGGTTAAAGGGTTGAATGGCTAATGAATCTGCGGACGGCGCGAGCGCGGAACGCGAGGCCCTTGTGGCCGGTGGTCTGGTCGCCATCTGCAAAGTCCTGGCTCCAGGCGTGGTAGGCTGAGCACTGCGTGCTGGACCAATGCCACACCTTGTCGAACAGGTCCGGTACGTTGGCGTAGAGCAGGGACAGTTCCCGGCGGGCGGGCAGGTACCAGTCGTTGTGGCCGTTCAGGTTCAGCTGGTGGGCCCAGTCGGCGGCGGGGTGATCGTGGCCGTCTTCGATCAGCGCGATGGTGTTGGCCAGGCCATCCCATTCGTGATCAGCTCCGCTTACTTCATTGCCGGTGGGGCCCCATTCCAGTTTTTTTTCTTCCTTGGGGTGGGCGGCGATCAGGTGATAATCCTGCAGGCCGTTGCTGCCACGTACCATGCCGGCGTAAACGCCGCCCTGTTCGGGCCATTCTTCGCCGATGGGCGGGATCTGGCCGGGGTTGTCGTTGGCATGGCCGGGCAGGGTGGCCAGCCAGTTTTTCACGATGGTGTCGTGAGGCAGCAGAATGGTGGCCCCGGCGTGTTTCACTTCCATCAGTTCCTGAGTCTTCATGTCAGTCTCCAAAAAAAATCGGCGCGAAGGGCGCTGCGCGCCCTATGAATGGCTGAATGGGTTAATTGATGAGGAATCTGCGGACGGCGCGAGCGCGGAGCGCGTCGCCCTTGTGGTCGATGGTCTGGTCGCCATCTTCAAAGCCCTGACTCCAGGCGAGGTCGGCTGAGGACTGCGTGCTGCTCCAGTACCAGGTGGGCTGCAGGGCCTGTTCACCGTCTTCCTGAAACTCGGTGGCCATGGTTTGTGCGGGCTCATCGATTGAGTAGGCATAGCCAACCGGTACGCTGCTGGGGTTGTCACCGCTGAGGCGGAAGTTGCGGTTGTCGGTGGGTTTCAGGTTGCGATACACCAGCTCCAGTTCATCGCGGGCGGGCAGGTACCAGTCGGTGTGGCCGTTGATGTTCAGGGCCTGAATGGCTTTGGCCAGCTCGCTGCCAGCTTCAGCCATGGCTTGGGTGTTCGCCTGGCCATCGAAGAAGCTGTTGGCGCCCTCGATGGCATCGCGGTTTTTCCAGGGGCCCCACTGCTGGTCAGCGATGTCGCCCTCTTTGGGGGAAACGACGATGCCGAATTTCTGGCCATTGATGGTGATGATGCCGGCGAAGTAGCCGCCTTCGGTTTCAAAGCCGATGGCGAAGCGGCGTTCGGTTTCCTGTTTTTCTGCGGTTCCTTGTTGCATGGTTCTCTCCCCTTTTGGGTCAGTTACTTGTTCAGGGCGATCCATTCGCCCCGGGATTGAAAATGCAGCTCTTCAATCTAAGCTTGGGTGTCGTAATCAAAGTGCGGGTTGCAGGTGCGGCAGTGTCCGCCGATCTTGATCGCCAGGCTGTCTAGGCTGTTGATGCCATGACTCCGAAAACATGCCGGGCATAGGGTCCGTTGGTCGCAACAGGCGAGCGCGTCATCTTCGGCGGGGTGCTGCTTATCGCAGTGGCCGCAGACATAGGCGGTTTCGGGGGTTGGGGCGCAGCAAGTGCGGGCCTCCATGATGTCCTCATAGTCTTCGCCGCAGTCGCCGCACAGATAAACCTCTTCGACGTCCATTGATCTCTCCCCTGTTGCAGTGGTGTCAGTATTTCTTCCCGTTACTGCTGGCCCGGTTTGTCAGCTTGTGATCAGCGCGCCGTTGGTTGTAAGCCAGCTTCTCGGTGATGGCGGTGCCCAGGTCGTAACCCATGGCGCCAGCCAGATCGCAAATACGAATTACGGCATCGGCCAATTCCACTTCCGCCATGTCGCGGTGGGGCAGATGG